AAATTTGAAACATCTATAATAATTTAAAGAATATTGATATAATATAGATTAATATTAAATAAAATGGAATTTTGTGAGATATGTGATAATCTATTATATATGCGTTCAGAAGATGATAATGCATTAGTAAAATATTGTAAACATTGTACTTATTCTAAACGTGAAAGTGCAGAAGGTCGTCCAGTAATGCGTGTATCACAGAATTTATATTCAGAAGATGAACTGTTGTATTTACAATACCAAAATAAATATTTACGATGTGATCCTACTTTACCACGTGTTAGTGATCCAGGATTACCATGCCCAAATAGGGAATGCACAGGACCGGCGGATAAGCCACAAGTGTTGTATGTTAAATACCATCCTATACATATGAAATACTTATATTGTTGTGACTATTGTGGAACAACATGGAAGAAAGATTAAAAAATGATCTAAGAATATAAAGAAATACCATATATAATTAGAAGTGTAATTATGGCAACTGCAATTAAAAATTCAACAATAATTACAGATGATTATACAAAAATTAAAAATGCAGATGTAGAATCATATATTTCTGTACCATGGATGACTAAATATGAGTTTGATCAACTTATTGGATTACGTACAATGCATTTATCTCGAGGTGCAATTCCATTTGTTGAAATTCCAGATGGATATAATATTAAAACAAATATGGATTTACGTAAAATTGCAATTAAAGAATTACAAGAAGGTAAATTACCATACATAATTAAACGTCCAATGCCAAATGGTGCACCAGAGTATTGGCCAGTATCAAAATTAAGTTTACATACGATAGAATATATGATTCGTTAATAAGTTACAAAAGTAACTTTATTTTTGTAATTTTCAAATATGTTGAAAGTTAAATTTAGTGAGAGTGAGTTTGATTATAATAAAACATTTTCTGTCGAATGATCATTGAGCAAGTATTTGCAAGTGCATAACGCTCGAGTGGATTGTGTGCAACATTTAGAGACACACCAGTAATCATTTCAATAAGAAGACTCCATTTGTTGTAGAAATCGTTTACTGAATTAGATGTTTGTAGCTTATCATTTTGATTATCAAAATCATTTAGATAACTAGTAAGTGTGGTAACATCCATCTTTAGATAGTATTATAAAAATTGATAAATATTAAATCAAATTTTAACAATTAATGACATTAAATTTTATAATTTTTAAAATAAATATATTATAACTAAATATTATAGTAAGTAAATAATGGCGCCTAGCGTATATAGAATACCAAATAGATCTGTTTTAGGAAGAGATATAGATACTATTATGGAATTATATGGAGATGATCTTACAAAAAAGATGACAACTTATATTAAAAAACAGATAACTCAAGATAATCCACGATATAGAAATATTGCAAATGGTGATGTCATTACAATTGAAAGTGAAGCAGGTTATCGTAATAATGGCGTATACATGTGGAATGGTAAAAAAGTAGTTAATTTATATACAGAATATGATGATTATGGTAGTGTTCCACCAGAAATAGAAATTGCAGATGATAATGATTTTACACCAACATCATGGCTTAATTTAATTGACCATAATTCGGTAATATGGTTTTCACCAGAAATACGTTCTCGAATGGAATTTGAAAGAGGAGGTCCAAGAGATGTACATTATTATGATAATTTTCCAATTGATAATCAAGTATGGAAATTTGTATATAGTCCAGATGATGATAGATTATTACCAGAACATCAAATTAATAACATCAATAGTTATTTGAAACAAAAATTAATGCAAAACAAATGCGTATTTGAAGTTCAGAATATTAGAACTCGTGAAATTTCTGTAAGAGTAACAGATACAGTTCATGGAAAAGTAAGACGAAGTAGAGGAAATACTTCAAGATCAAATCGCACTGCACCTGTTGTTCCAGTAGCTCCAGCAGCTCCTCCACCTCCAGCAGCTCCAGCACCTCCAGCAGCTCCAGCACCTCCAGCACCACCACAACCAGATAGAGAAAATATTGCACGTATTCAACGTGAATTAGAAGAAGCACGTAATAGAGTTGTTCAATTAGAACAAGAACTTGCTAGAGCACTATTAATCGGTGGTCGTAAGAAAAAATGAATAATTGAATTTTAAAAACTTTATATAAAGTAAAGGAGAATGACCGAAAATAGAGATGTTCCAAAAGATTTATTAAACCGTTTAATACAAGCAGTAAATGCAAATTGTAATTATCCATTAAATGATAATGAACAAGAATCACTAATGTCTTATAAAGGATATATATATGGTAATTTAAAAGAACAATATAATAAATTTAAAAACGAAGGTGAAGATTCTAGTATAATTTTTGAAAAACTAAAAAAATTATTAAAAATGCATTGTGACAATCAAAGAGGTGGAAAAAACAACAAAAATACAAAGAAAGAAGAAACTGTAAAATACTTAGGAGGTAATTATAAAGTACATACTGGTCCACGTGGTGGTAAATATATAATTCACCAAAAATCTAAAGTATATATATCAAATTAAAATTATTGTTTCCATCTATGACCACATAGTAAACAATTATAAAAAGTTGTTAAAGGCTCATCTGCAGATCTCGTCTGTAATTCATAATATGAAATCTTATTTTTCTTACATTTACCACATTTCATTTGGTCAGTCATAGAAACTTGTGAAGTTTCATAAGCAGATTTAGCACGTAACATTTCTTTTGTAATAATATCATTCCATGCTTCTGGAAATACACGATCAGGTGTAAATGAAGGAATATCATGTGGCGAGAACTCTTTTTCATTCAAACGTTCAAGTAAATGAGAATTTTTAATATAAGTATCTTTATTTAGATTAGCATATACAGATCTACATTTTGATAAATAAATTTCATTAAAAATCATTGAATTCCATGAAAGAGGAATACGATGATTTTGTGCATACTCGATGGTAGCATTATATATACCAATTTCTAAATCTATTGATTCATTTTCTGTTAAATTTAATTTTTCAAAAATATTTTTTACAAATTCTCGTTTTTCATTAATATTATTTGTAGCCATTAACATAACTATTAATTATAGCAATTCAATTATATAGTATTAAATAATAAAGTGTTAAATCATTTTTTATTTAAACAAAAATTGATTTAAACTAATAATTATATAAATAGTTTTATAATTTATTGTAATAAATGAAATATTTAGAATTAGAATCATGTATTACAAAAGATGTTAACTGTGTTGAAATATATATATGTAATACACCACCAAAAAAAAATGAAGAAAGTTCCTCTACAATTAATATAGCATGGAATAAAACAATTGATTTAAATAAAAGTTTAAAAAATTATTTAAATTATAAAAGTACAACTGAATTAGTTGAATATTATTATAGAGATTTATGTTATTCATATGATCGGGCAAATGATGGTCAAAAAGTAATACGTAGAAAATTTAAAAAAGATATATATACTGATATATCATATGCTGTTTCGTATGAAGAAGATATATTACCTAGTCATATTTATCCATGTGTAAATGAACAAAGTAATAAAAAAATATTACAAAGAAATACTTATAGAATTAATAACAGAATGTTTATAATTCATGATATTGAATTAGATACAAAAGAAGAATATGTATATATTCGTTATAATCATTCACCTCAAGTAGATTTAAAAAAGAATGAAATTGATTTTCAAAGAGCATATAATGCCTTAACTAAGAAATAACCACTAATTTCATTGAACTTTTTTTAATGGTAACCATTTATCAACATTTTCATTATATGAACATATAAATGGAATATAAATTGCAACAGTAGCATCTTTGAATGCAGCACGTAGCATTTTACTTGTTGCCATTGTAGGTACTTGAGCAATGCCAATTTTATTATTTTTATGCATACCATGCTCAGTTTCATAAATATCATATACATCTGGATTTTCAGTTTTACGTAACCATAAAATCTTTTCATTATTTTCAAGTTGAGGTATATCGATTGGTGTTTCTTGAATAGGTTCACTTTTTTTATCTTCAAGAGTTTCTTGGTTTTCTTTAGGAATATTTAACTCATTCTCATTAGGTGTTTTAATTACTTCACGGAAATCTGGAGTATCTTTAACTTTACGATATACTGATTTAATAAGATTATCATCGAAATTAATTAATTTTGGTTTAAATTTATTAGAAAATGGCCAATAATATAAACCGCGAGATGTATATGGTAATACTTTAGATAGTTCAATTAATGAGTTTGTACCTTCTTGTGTAGCATATGCATATTGTTTAACTTGAAAACTACAGACATCTATAATATTATCAGTAGTATGATAATTATCAAGTATATCAAATGCAATTTCTAGACGTTTTGGTAACGGTTCATTTGATAAATATTTATTTTTAAATGCAATAATATCATTTATAAGAAATACCCATTTACCATATACATCTTTAACCATTTCACCTTCCAATAATGTATCTGTAAATAAAGATTCATCCCATAACCCTTTTGTTAAAATTATACGAGGTACTTGGTAACCAGGTTGGACTTTTTTATCAATATAATAAATTATAGGAATATCATCATATTTAGTAAAATACATATAATATGGATTTCCATTAGAACGTAGACAAGCTAAATGAGGAATACGTTGCATATGTTCAACATTTTTTTCATCTAATTTATACCAATGTTTTTCGAGTATTTGAATATTAAATTTTTTTAAATCTTCTAAAATTTTAGTTTTAGTATCAGTAGATTTTATATTAAAATTAATTCTATCACAGAAACTAATAAATCCAGTATGCATTTGAGAATTAAATATTAATACTTTTAGTAAAAATAACTTTATCATTTTTTATTTTATAAACTTTAAGTAAATTTATAAGTTTAATTTCATATTGTAATCGTTTTTATTTGCAATACATAAGGGTATATTTGGAATAGGTAAATCATTTGATAATGGTTTAGAATAAGGACATTCACCAACTAATTTTAATGGGTAGTCTTCAGGTACATTTTCTTTTCCAGGAATATAAAATGACGCTAATGTTTCTTCATCTTTTGAATCACCGATGACTCCTAATTTACGACTATTCATTGATTGCATATGTGGATTAAAACATACTAATTTAGTTGGATCTACATTATTTACATTATTAACATTGATAGATTGATGTTTTATACGTTCAACTGTATTTTCAACTGATTTTGTATTAGATGGTTTAGTATTTTTAGAATATGGAAATGGTGAGAATAATATTATAAATATGAAAATCGATAGAACTAATATAGATAATATAACATAAATATCATCCATTATAAATGATGCTCTACTATTTATGTCACAGATGTTTCTTGAGAACTTCTTCTATTTTTTGGATATTTGCACCAATTACACGATCTACTTCATTATAATTTTTAATATATATAATTGTTGGCATAGAAGTAATATTGAAGTGATTTGAAATATCTTCGGCTTCATCAACATTTACTTTAATAAATATAGCGTTCTTATATTTATCTGCGAATGAATCTATTTTAGGTGAGATCATTTTGCATGGACCACACCATGTAGCATACATATCTATAACTATTAATTGTGTAGAAGCATCTTTACATAATTTCTGTAAATCTTGAGCATTTGAAATATTATATACTGGCATTTATTAAAATAGTAATATTTATTTTATTAAAAATAAACACAGATAATTTATTTTAATGATTCACCTGGGAATGGTGAACCGTATCCAGGCATTGTTGTATCAATTCCTTGTGCACCATATACTGGTTCATTATATACACCTTTAATACCTTTAATTTCTTTATTATATGCTGTATCACTTACAATATTATTTTGTGCATCTTCTAAATTTTTAGGAGTAATATATGCATCGACTAATGATTCCATTGGATAATTTTTTGATTGTCTTCCGGTTAAAATTTCACTTATATTTAAGCCATATTTATTAGAATATACACGTAAATATAATATAAATACAGCAATTGCAAGTATTAAACCAGCCCATGCATCAAAGAAAACAATTATTGCTATAATTGTTGTTCCAAGAATAAGTTGTATATCAGGATTTACAATAAATTGAACATATTTAATATCAATTAAGAGAGTTGCTAAAAGAAGTCCTATTGATATTATTTTTGGTAACATGTATAGTTTTCTATAATCTAAATAAAGTAGACAGAAAAAATGAAAGAATATTATTATTATAAAATAAAATGTCTAAATTACAAAAAGTACCTTATATACCATCATATAGATCTTTATCACAAAAAGGATATGGTATATTAAAAGAAGGAAATAAAGAATTAGTTGAATATTTTACAAATTATTTAACTGTTACACCTAAAGTGAATCCAGAATCACCTGCAGCAGGAAATGTTAAATCATTTTCAGTATATAGAGAGAATTCTAAAAAACTTTATATACCACGTGCATTAGGTTTTGAATTATTTGGAGAACCTACTGAGAATACTCTTCATCAAGGTATTGATTGTAGTAATAGATTAAAGTTTGAAGGGGATTTACGACCAGAACAATTAAAAGTTACACAATCATTTTTAGATGCTGTGGAAAATCCTCGTAAACGTGGAGGTATTATATCATTACAATGTGGAGGTGGTAAAACAGTTTGTGCATTATATGTAATCTGTAAATTAGGTGGGAAAGCACTTATAATATGTCATAAAGAATTTCTATTAAATCAATGGAAAGAACGTATTGCACAATTTATTCCAACAGCACGAATTGGACTTATTAAAGCAAAAACTTTGCTAACTAAAGATTGCGATATTGTATTGGCAAGTTTACAAAGTCTTTCAATGAAAAATTATGATGCTACAATTTTTCAAGACTTTAGATTTGTGTGTGTAGATGAAGCGCATCATATCTCAGCTGAAGTTTTCGTTCAGGCGCTTCCAAAAGTTACATCGCAAGTATTCTTAGGACTTTCAGCAACACTTGATCGTAAAGATGGATTGCGTAAAGTATTTGAATGGTTTCTAGGTAAAGTTGTAAATGAAACAATAAAACGTACTGATAAAGAATTATTAGTTAAAATGGTAAAATATTTTGATTTACAAAGTGACTACGGAGTTGAGAAGTTTTTATGGAATGGAAAACGTAATACAACTGCAATGATAAGTGATATATGTGAATATGAGCCACGAAATATTAGGATAATTGATGAATATGAAGAATTAATTAAAAAAGAACCAGATCGAAAAACATTAATATTAAGTGGAAGACGAGAACAGTTAAAGACACTTGAAAATATATTAATAGATCGTGGATATAAAAGTATTGGATATTATATTGGAGGTATGAAAGAAGCGGATTTGAAAAAAAGTGAATCACGTGATATTATATTAGCAACATATTCAATGGCTGCAGAAGGAATGGATATTCCAGTATTAAATACACTTATATTAGCTTCACCAATAGGGGATATTGAACAAGCAGTAGGACGTATTCAAAGACAAAAACCACATGAACGAAAATATGTACCATATATTATTGAAATGTGGGATCAATATAGTTCATTTCAAACACAAGGATTGCGACATATACGTTTCTATAAGAAGAATGGATATTCATTTGTAAGTGAGCAATGTGAAAATATAAATGTGGATGATAATGATTCTTCAAGTGAAGACACAACTAAAAAGAAAAAACCTACTTATGATTTTATTGATGACTTATAAATTTAAGGGAATGGATTATTATATAACTGGATAATCACGTCCTAGAGGTTGTTGTATTCCAGAAGATGTCATTTTAAGTCTGCGTGAATAACTTACGAAAAAAGTTATTACGAATCCAATAGATAATAATCCCATTGCAGCTGCACTACCTAAATATAATTGAAAGATAGTGGTTGATAATTTATCGCGAATTAATCCAATTAATGTTACTACTTTTGCAACATATGCAAGTACAAAAAGTGAGTATACACCAATAAATAATTCAGCACCACCTTTTTGCCATGCCCAAATGAATAAAACGGCTATAAGTGCTGCTGCAACCATTAAACCAATACCAATGAAAACAGTTTGAACAATATTTATTGTTTGAGCTTGATCTACATAGTTTTCAATTATATTTGAAGAATTTTTTTTAAGTAATGGTGTCCAATTTAAAGGGGGTATATCCATACTAACTCTATTAGATTAAAAGAAATAAAAGAAATCTGTTTAATATTTAATAGAGATATGAAAGGTAAACTTTCAAAAGGATTAAAAAATAAAAAAATTAATATGACTGGTGGAGCTTTTTCAGATGATACAATGTCAATATTATTAGTAATAATAATAATAGCTGTATCATTTATAGTTGCTTGGATTATTTATATGCAAATTAAACCATCACATAAACGTATTAAATTACCAGATGAAGAATATCCAGTAAAACAAGTTATTAAAGTAGTTACAAAGAATGATACGGAAAATCAACCACCAATATATCCAAGACAAAATCCAGAATATCCTTTACAGAGAACTCCACAAAATTATCAACAAGTAGGTGTATTAGTATCAAAAGATAGTGCTGAAGAAAAACCAATAATTATGCCATTATTTGGACGTAAAATGTATTCAAAGGATCGTTGGGAATATTATACTGCATCAGATGAATATCATATGTGGCGTATACCAGTTACAGTAAATAATAGAGATTGTCAAGATGATGTTGGATGTGATGAAATATATAATGGAGATAATGTAACAGTTCCAGATTATGCAAATAAAGTATTTACTGCACGAATATATAAATATAAAGCACCAAATTTATTCAGTGAACCATATTAAATATTTAATTTTAAAAGAAGAACGTATAATGTAACTGCAAGAAGTAAAGTACGAATTAAGCGATCGTATTGATGAGCATTTGCAAAGAAAGGTATTTTTTCATATATTGCACCTGTGTCAAATGGGTAAAATATCATTGCAGCAATAAATGCAGCTAAAATAGCACGTTGAGCATGAGGAGTATTAATCCAATTGGATAAGTGATTATTATTTACATTAAAGTTTCTAGATTGTTGAAAATTTTGTGGGAATTGTTGAATATATTGTTGTTGATTTTGTTGATGTGGATATTGTTGTTGAAATACATGTTGTACATGTTGTTGTTGCATATGGGGAAGTTGTTGAATTTGAGGAGGAAGTTGAGGGCGTGGTTGTGTTTGAACTTCACGTTCCATTTCACTAATTACATCAGCAATAGTAGGATCTTCTAATTGAGAACTTTGTTGTTGTATAACTTCATTTGATATATTTGTAGGTAATTGATTTACAGGAGTACTCATTGTAGACATTATAATCTATAAAATTATGTAAAAATAAACAGTAAATAAATAACGCACTTAATTATTTGATATAATTTGTGTTGATGGAGATATATGATTACATGGTATTATTTTTGGAGTATATGTATAACATTCATCTTGAATTTGATAAATGTTATTTTTAATTTCATCAATTTCAGGTGCACGAATTATAACACAATCATTACCTTTACATGTTCTTGAAAATATAAAAGCTAAACCAATACCAAATATTGCAGAAACAATAATATTACCCATTTCAGTATGAAATAAACGTTGTGTTATTTGTTCAATTGGCATTTTATTTATAATATCTCTACTAAATACTAATAATTAAACTACAGGTTGTGGAATTGTTTTAGTAGGATTTTCTGTACATGAAACTTTTTTACTTTCATAAATATAACAATTATTTACATTATCTTTATACAATGTATTTGAATTAAATGGAGTAGGATATTTAATAATAGCTTTTCTTTCTGGACCAATTATATAAATATATAATAAACCAATTGAGAATGATATTAAGAAAATTGGAAAATTAAATTTAAATGATGACATTTATATTAATCAAATATATTGATTCCTAAATAATACTTAAGATGAATAAATTGTATATATAGGATCTTTTTGAACTAATAAACTTTCGGGTGTTTTAAATTGTAAAAAGTTAATTAAATCATTGGTATCTTTTGTTTTGTTATATTCACTTTTAAGATTAGCTTTATCTGTAAGATAAGTATTATAAGTACTTAATTGTTCTTTACGAGGAAGATCATGATTTTTCATATATTCTTCAATCAAATGTGCATTATATTGTTTTTGTTCTTCATTATATTTTTTAAAATCTTCATAAGATATATTTAATGCGATATCAGTTGTTTTTGCACTATTAATTGTATTATTAATAAGATCTTTTGTAAATTTATTAAGACTATTATAAGACATCTATTATTGTTGTCTAATAAAAAAATAAAGAATTAACGTTTAAATTATTAATTTTGTATTTTGATTGGTTTTTGAATACCAGGCCAAGGTTGAATATCTTCAAATAAACTATTAAATTGTTTACTTATAATATTTTCATTCTCTGGCGAAAGTTGTTCATCATATAAACTTCTCGGTACATATTTAATTTGTACAGATGGTGGTGGACAAGAATTTATTTGACTATAATAACCTTGTATAACTAAAAACATACCAATAAATAATAAAAGTATAGCAATTGATTTCATTATCCTCTATAATTTTGAATATTATTTTAATTTCATTCTGTTACTGCAGGATTCTCTGTAGTAACTGGAGTTGAAACATTTGAATCTCCTTCAGCTACAATTGGAACATTTGATTCAGGTTCTTTAAGTAATTCTAAATCTTTTAACTTACGTTCATTTGTTTCTATCGCTTTACTTATTTTTTGACTCTTACGATCTTGGTAAACTTCATCTTTAGCTTGTTGATTTTCTTTATATTTCTTCATTAATGTATTTAATGTAGTTTCAGAATATTCTTGATTTTCTAAATCTTCTGGATTCGGTGACCATGGACACCAGCAACCTACTTGAGCTACATAAATATCGAATTTATCTCCCATACGTTTTAATACTTCTGCACGTGTTTGAGCTTCTTTAAGTGTGTCAAAAACACCACGTACTTTAATTCCACGCATAGATGTTTTAAAATCATTTATTTTAAGAAAATCTTTTTCAAGAATTTCGCTGTTTAAACCTTTATAGAATTTATATTGATCTTGTAATTCTTTTACATCGAATAAGTGAGAATGATTTTCTCGTACAGTCTCAATTATATCTTCATCATTTGGATATTTAGTTTTAAGACCATTTAATAATTCAGTTAATTGTGATGAAAATGCTTCAGTAAATTTTGAAAAGAAAAAGATTTCTTTATCAATTAAAACATCTTCTGGAGAAATAAATGATAAACATACATAATTTTGTCCACGAATTGGTTTATCTTCGTCTAAATAGTCAACTTCTTTTGTAGATACTAAAGATGAATCCATTATTAAATATATAAATATATATTATAAAAGTTTCTTAAATACTTTTAAATAATTTTCTCAAGTATGTGTATAAAGAACCGTAGAAATGGCTGATTATTCTTTCGATTTACAAGAAGTATTCACTCGCTTAGTTAAATATATTGTAGAAGGCTTAGCTGTAGCATTAGTTGCATATTTACTCCCAAGCAAATCTTTACCAAAAGAAGAAATAATGTTATTAGCATTAAGTGCCGCAGCAATCTTCAGCATTTTAGATTTACTTGCACCATCTATCTCCAGCACTGTACGTGGTGGTGTAGGTTATGGCTTCGGTTTCCGCTTAGCAGGTTTCCCTGCATAAATATAAAAAGAATAAATAAAATCATTACTATAAATTATAATAATTTTTATGGAATAACTTTATCTCTTATAATTATTCGTAAAGTTATACTTGTTTGTAATAATGGATTAGGATTTTGTTCATTATCCGGACCAAATACGAATAATTCACCATTATTTTTTCTAAATTGGATTGTTAATTTATCAATTCTTACACCATGAAATGGATAATAACGTTTAGGACGCTCACCTTTATCAAAATGAATACTAATATAATTACCAACTAATGTCGAAGGTATTAATTTTGCAAGAGCTTTATTACCAATATAGTTTGTTGCTTCAAATACACCATCAATTTCTGGAAAACATAAATATAAATACATTTGATCAGTGACTTTATTTGTATTTGGATATATAACATTCATTACTTCAATACTGCGAACATTTTTAAAAGCTCGATTAATTGTTGCACCAGTATAATTATCTTCCGGTTGCATTTTAACTTGAAAATTCCCACTATCTGGCCATAAAGATCTATTTCTATCAGTAGAATCAATTGTTACATAATATTCTCGATATTGTACTTTATCTTGGGTCATTATTACTAGTTTATATATTAAATTTAATAAACTTCACGCCATTGTAATGATACAATAACACGGGCAGTATTTGTATTATTTGTTGTTGCTAAATTAGAACAATATATAGCATATACTTGACTATCAGTTGATTGAATATTTTGTGTAATAAAATTACGTCGTGTAGTAGAACCACTTGAAGTTGTTACACTCCCATATATATTTACACCATTGCCACCTGCTGCAACTGTACTTGATGAAATTGCATTTGTAAGTGAACCGTTTAATCCTGTTGCAGAAGCGTTATATTGAACTGCTGAGTTTATATCAACATTTGACCATGAACCACCTATAACATTTGAACTTGTATCTAGTTTAAGTACATTATAAGATATAGGTTGATCTAGACTAAGCACTTGAATATTATTTAATCGTATAACTGCACGATTTGGATATCCATTAAATAAATTTGATAATTTAAGACATATTACTGGTAATGCTGCAAATTGAATACCTGGTAAAATAACAATAGGAGAATTAATAGAATAATCAATACCAGATTCAATATATCCACCTTCACTAATAACAGTGGAACATATTTGATCAAATGATCCTCCAGAAGAAGGACCAATATTAAATATTTGACATCGTACAGGTAATGAAGGATTTGAAATATAAACTGTTGATAATTTATTTGAATGATAAAATTCATGACAATTTATAAAATTACCATTTAATGCAAAACCACATCTTACACGTCCAACACCTAACCATTGGAAATCTATAAATAATAATTGTGTTTTAGTAATATCTAAAGTGATTTTACTTGGACCATTTCCATTTAAAGGATCAATATTCCAATTACTTTGTGCAACACTATTTAAACCATTTAATTGTGATAATATATTTAATGAAAGAATACCATTACTGCCTGATTGTTCAAAATAAATTCCATCATAATCATCAAAATAACCGGTTCTCTTAGTTACATTTGATTGCCATGCACCAAAACATATACTCGATAATATTAAATGTGATTTACCAGGCATATAATGATGATATAATCTACTTTGGTGAACTGCATAGGAATTACTTGTATTTGATGTAGCTAATGTACAACAAGCTTTATTTTTAACAAATGTAAGTGATCCACCATTTGATGTTAAATCAATAAAATTAGGATCAATATTATATACATGTTTATATTCTCCTAAAGTGAAACAATCACTTACACGATTTCTTCCAAATGCATCTAAAAGCATTGATGATGGTTGTGTAATCACAGGATTTTGATTTGTAATATTAGAATAATTTGTTAATATATTAACTGATCCAAGTGTATTTGATGAAGGATTTACAGAATTATTTGCAACAAGTTGAACTTGAAGAGGGTTATTACTTGTAATATTTGATCCATTATTTAAAATATTAACATATCCAATTATATTTGAAGCAGTCTGTAAAGATACTGGAATAATAGTATTATTTGAAGTTTGTATATTTACAGTTCCAATAATATTTGAAGCAGTCTGTAAAGATACTGGAATAATAGTATTATTTGAAGTTTGTATATTTACAGTTCCAATAGTATTAGAAGCAGTAGGTAATGTAAAATATACATGGAGTGGAATTGGTGAAGCAATACTTACACTACCTATATGATTTGACCCAGTTGGTATAGGTTGTTCTATATGAACATGAACAGGATCATTTGATGAACTTGCAACTGTTACAGTTGCAGGAATAGTTACAGAACCTGTAACAGTAATTGCATTAGAATTTAATAGAACAGGTAAAGGATTATTTTTTGTAACAAGAATACCATCTTGTAATATAGAAACTGCACCAATTGAATTAGAACCACTTGTTAATGAAACTGGAAATGGATTTGTTGTACTAACATTTGAATAATTATTTAGTACATAAACAGGATAACCATTCATATTAAAGATAACTCTATTATTACAATGGTTTATAAAAAATTAATATAATGAATATGCTAATCCATAGCCAAGAATAGCACCAACAATAACTTGTGGGATATTATGACAATTACGTTTGACTCTAGAAATAGCCATTAATAATATATATGATATTGTACATGTAAATTCTATAGGATAATTTTTGAAAATAGTATATATATTATTAGTACCGCTATAAATAAATAACAATGAAAGACTGATTGTAGTAGTTAACATAACATGTCCAGAAGGCATACCAATACCACCATCATAACTTCCACCAGAATTAAATAGATTACAATCTTTTGCACCAGCTGGACGAAGCATAACTGGATGAAAATGAGGTAGTTGACGTGAAAAACTGATAATAATTTCAATAATTACAAGACTTACAAGTACTGGAATAAATTTGGGATTTTTTGTGCGAATATAAAGTGCTATTGGTGTTATAATTAATGGAATTAATGATAATGATATAGTATCCCATAATATACTCATGGTAAGGCTATCACTATTTTGTAGATAGATTACAATTTTATATCTATTTAATTAATAGTTGGAATGACATCATATCAAAGATTTACTTTTGATAAAGAAAATACATTACATCGTAGTGCTGGAGAATATTTAAGTAGTATAAGTAATTATGAACCAAATAAAGAAATGATTACTTTAAAAAAAGGAACATCGTTATTTCATTCATCTACAGTTGATTCATCTTTACATCGTATAGTTACTAATGAATTTAAATTTCCATTAAAAAAAGAAATGTATTTTGCAATTACACGTGATACTGCAACTGCTGTATTATTTAATTCATTAATGAATCGAGATGAAGAATATATAAATGTATCTACACCACGAATAGGTTTTGTCTTAGAATTTAAAACAAGAGAACCTATAAGATTATTAAATGCTGAATTAAAATCGATTACTCCAATATGTAAAAATCTTAAAACAATACCTATAATAGGTTTATATACAGTACCAACACATCTTATTAATACAGAAACACATCGTGATTTTTTTAATGGTATGGTAGAATTATGTTTAAAAGATGAAGTAAAACATTTAGAATTAGTTAAAATACATTTGCTATATATGAATCGCAATGATATAGAAAATCCACCGCATACAATAGCTATAAATTATTCAAAATTAGTTACTTGTATAGGTATAAAATATTTACCTACAATTTATAAAAAATTGTGTGAAAATGAACAATTTGAGTTTGATACACGAGAAGAGTTTTTTGAAAAGTATAAAAATTTAGTTAATTTTGATAATTATGTTATAGATACACGTTTAGCAAATCAAATTCCAAAAGAATCTGTAGATAGTGATAACTATATTATAACTGATAGTTATATTAAAGAATGGTTTGATGAAGCTACTAAAAAGACTGGTGGGAACAATAAGAAGACGGGACTTATATATATACTTGGTCGTAATCGTAGAATAATTAAAGAAGGTCGTACAAATTATGTAATGTATAATAAAAATTTAATAAAGTTAACAGAAGCACGTAAACTTGATAAAAATAAAGTTTGAGAATAGAATTATAATGATGGATAAAATGGCCAATTTAAATCTTCACATATATTTTTGAATATTTGATCTTGTACCCATAGTTTTTCACGAGACTTTAACAGTGGGAAGAAACGTAAATATTCGTGTTTATTTAAGATTTGGAAAAATTTAAATAATACATACGAATATGATAAGAAATTTTTACGTTCTTTAGGACAGTGTTTTAAGAAAGGTCCTTGAATTTCTTTGAACATACTACATAATTTTTCTTCAAGTTCGGGGGAAAAGTGTGGAGTAGGGACACCATTTATGCGATTAATTATATAATTTATATGTTCGTAATATTTATTGATTCTTAGACGCTTCATAATCTCACGCATTTTGCTATACGTAATTTTTTTAGTATCATGAATTTTTTCTTTTTTAATTTCTTGAAGTATATTTTCAAAAATTTCTTCAGGGATATCTGTACTTTCTTTTCCTTGTACTTGACTGCACCATTCTCTAAAATGATTAATACGTTTATAACTATAATGTGAAGCTTCTTTATTTGGTTGTCTAATTAAAGGTCTATTTTGTTCAATTAATAGTAATTCTTGATATCCACAATCAGAACAAACCATTGCACCATCTTGATGTATACATGTTAATTGTAATTTACAACGTGGACAATAACCTAATACTTCATTATTCGGTAATTTAATATGTGTTAAATCAACTTGACACAGATACTCATCTACTAATGTAGATTTATCAACAATTTTTGTTACTGGTTTAGTAATATTTGAATCATTTGTAGAAGGGTTTGAAGAATTTGAATTTTTATTAAAATTCCCGAGAGAAAATGCATCCAAAATGGTTAATGAAGGAGGTGTACAAATTTTTTTACGTGTTTTAACAGATGGTCTTTGTTGAATAGTTGAGACGTCTTGTAGAGTATGAACTTGTGTATTTTGATTTTCAATTAAATCATAATATTTAAATAATATATTTCCAGTATTTTCAAAATATTCTATTTCATCATCAGCAGTTTCTATATTTGAAATAGTATCTTCAATTGATTTCTTTAATTCTTTTAAATATATATTACTTGTCCATAATAGATTATATTCATCACATTCAGTATTGTCATTTATTTTAAAAGATTTAATTGTATTTTCAATTAATTTAATTTCTTTATTTATAGAATTTTGTTTAATACGGAGAGATTTAATATTATTATGATTATTTTGAAGTGAAGAAATAACTGTATGATGACGGGCGTCTAAAGTTGATGTATCTTTAGAATTATTATGAGTAGATATTCGTTTTTTAGATGTTTTTTCTTTAAACATATATTTAGTTAATATGAATAAGGAATGAAAAGTCTTAAATGCATATAAATATTAAAATGCGTAATTTTGCGTTTTAAGAAAATTTTAAAGGATAAAAAATTTTTTTCTCCGTATAGTATACAAACAAGCAATTATGGGTGGAGGTCTTTTACAACTCGTAGCATACGGCGCACAAGACATTTACTTAACCGGCAACCCACAAATTACTTTCTTCAAAGTAGTTTACCGTCGCCACACCAACTTCGCCATGGAAGCAATTGAAAATGTATTCAATGGCACTGCTGGATTCGGCAAACGTGTAACTGCACAAATCAGCCGCAATGGTGATTTAATCCACCGCATCTACGTCCAAGTCCAAACACCAGCATTAACTGGTGCATCCATATGGACAGATTACATTGGTTTACGTTTACTCCAAGATGTTGAAATTGAAATTGGTGGTCAACGCATTGACAAACACTATTCTCAATGGTTATACATCTGGAACGAACTTTCTCTCCCAGTTGGCAAACAACCAGCATGGAAGAAGATGGTAGGTTCAGAAGGTCTTGCATCACTCGTATCTGGCCAATCCAATGGTGGTGTAATGAATCTGTTCGTACCACTTGAATTCTGGTTCAACCGCAATGTAGGTTTAGCATTACCCTTAATTGCATTACAATACCACGAAGTTAAGATCAACATTGATTTCGAAACCTTAAGCAACTGTTTACAATATGCAAACGGTGGTGCATCCTCTGCAGTAGTTGGTACACACGTAAGCACTGACTTAGTAAAAGCCAGCTTATGGGTAGATTACATCTATTTAGACACTGATGAACGCCGCCGCTTCGCACAATTAAGCCACGAATACTTAATTGAACAATTACAATTCACTGGTGATGAATCATTAACTGTCAGCACAACTGCAGCAACCACCCAACGCATCAAGATGAACTTCAACCACCCAGTTAAGGAATTAGTATGGGTAGTACAAAACGACAACCGCTTAGGTCTCGGCTCTGGTTCTAACAACTGGATCAACTTCGCAACTGATGCAGTAACTGTAGGTACCTCCTCTGTAACCAACTACGGTTTATGCAACACCATTGATGAATCTGCATCCACTAATATCCAACTGAATGGCCAAGACCGCTTCTACCCACGTGAAGGCACCTACTTCAACTTAGTACAACCATACCAACACCACGAAAACTGCGGTGGCAACCCAGGTATCAATGTATACTCCTTCGCACTGAAACCAGAAGAACATCAACCATCTGGCACCCTCAACTTCTCTCGCATTGACACTGCATACCTTAACATGAAGGTTGCATCCTTCGCAGCAGGCACAACCGCCAAATGCAAGATCTTCGCAGTCAACTACAACGTATTACGTATAATGAGTGGCATGGGTGGATTAGCATATAGCAATTGATTGAAAAAATATATTTTAAAAATATGCAAAACCTACTTAAAGATAAATTATTTTTATATAATAAAACTATTCAATAGTTTATTAAATATACCAATCTGTTTAAATGTGATATGTAGAAAAAATAAATAATATTAATCATTTCTAATTTTTGTCAATATACAATGACCAGAATCAACTGGTTGTAAAAGATTATGTCCTTCATTTTTAATTGTTTGAAAATATACTTTAAGATTTTCTAATTGTTGAATTACTTCATCTATATTTTGACAACCATCAAACTCATATTTAAAATATACTGTTTCATAATTAATTTCTTCTTCGTCGTCTTCATCATCGTCACTTACAAGATCTGGAATATCATCATAATCGTCAATATCATTTTCAATTCTAGATTGATACATAACAGTCATTGTTATATTTAATAAAAATAATACGTAATTCTTAAATTCATTTTTTAACTTTATTAGTTAAAGTTTTATAATCATATATTTTATTTGAAATTACTGTATTTAGTTCTGGTAAACTTTCACCTCCAAATGGCATATATTTTAATATTTTTTTATTTAATTTAATATTTTTTGTTTTTTTAGAACCACCTTTATATAAATCTTCTTCAAAAGTTATTTCCACATATCCTCCTAATGGTGCATATCTTTTATGTCCAGCCATTGAAATTGTTATTATACGATTTTTCATTACAGCAAGTGTTTCTAATATAATTTTTCTCTTTTGATTATCATCCATATTAATTGCTGCTATTCCTTGTATAAATCGTGTTAAATTAAATGTTTCTAAAGTATGTGATTTAGATTCAATATATTCATTTAAACTTTCAATATTTGGAACATTTTCATAAGAAGTTTCATATATACACCAATCTTTTTCGCTGTTTCGTGTAAATTTACATTTAGCTGTAGTAGGATTATTTTGATCTACAAAATCAAATGAACTCATATTACCACATGTTTTACCATTTGTATCAACTGGA